CTTTATGCAATGTTTTATGGTTTGCATTGCTAATTAATAAGCCAGTGTTATGGAATTTCTCACGACCATAGAAATTACCCTGACAGATGTAAGACGAATAGACGGTAAAACGTTGGCCTAGTCGTACTGTCATTGAATAAAGCAGCTGTGTTATGTGGTAGAACCAACCTCACAGTTTAGTCCCCGTTGGCCAGGTACATGACCGCAAGATGTGCCCCTAACATTAGCCCGCGAGCATATATTCGGCGTTTTGCGTCACATATGTGTGTGCGGGGAGCCATAGACTCACGTCTGATGTCGGTTTGAAGGATTAAGGTCCTAGCCGGTCAGTAAAAGCCCTTGTGGTGTAATAAAGCGTGTGTTGATAAGTGAACAGACAAACCCCCCCTAATCATATCTTTATTTTTTAGAGTGGGGCTTGTACGTTCACGATGGCTCTGGTTGATACAGTTAAACTCTCGTATGAAATCAGAGCATCGTGACGTATCGGCCTTACCGAGGTGGAAGACATGGAATGTCCTTTGGGAATCGGAGGTGGAGTGTCCATTGTATTTACTTTGGACTTGGTTCATGGCATATGCCATCCTTATTGGAGGAGACAATTTGGAAGTGGTGATTCCAATTGTGATCACATTTATATGTGTGTGGTGCTGCTGCCTTATTGGAGGAGCAGTATATTCACTATGTAGGATGTATCGGACCCATAAAGCATGTAAGCTTTTATGGCAGTTTCAATCCAGAACACATCAAGAATGGTTTGATATGCACATGGGTGAAATTGTTACCAAGCAAGATCGCCGTTTGCAATATCGTAAGAATCGCAATTCTGATGTTATTGAGAAATTGAAACGGAGGACACCTAAAAAGTGGGTGAGGAAGAAGGCTCCACGGAAAACTAAGGAGGTATTCAAACCGCAATTAGGATCCGTCGCAATTGCAACTGCCTTTTCAAACTTGGCGAACATTCAAGGTGTACCAATAGATGATAAACTTTTGAGTAGAGTTGAGAATCTTGGTGCTTTATATGTTGCCGCTAAGGATTGTACTACCGTATCCGGCTTTTTAGCCACCATATTTTTGTATTTAAAGACCGAGTATAATAAATCAGTAGCTAATTTAGTTGCTGATTATTTATCAGAGTTGTTAGATGCAGAATTTGATTCACAAACAGGAGAATTTGGTGTAAAGAGTGATAAAGAAAAACCAAAATGGCTTTTACTTTTGAAAGATCTTCA